GACATTATATATTAATTGTATTATCTTTACCAGAGCCTTTTTTAATTTCTCTTAACTTATCTTTCCACCCATCTGATGTTAGACGAGCAGTGCCTCCAACCCCTGAAACAATTTTAGCGGCGGTTAGTTTTTGAGTATGATTACCCTTAGCAAGAAGTTCATCTCGTTCAGCAAAAGACAGAACCATATCCTGCTCTTCACCAGTTTCTTTATTAATCATTGTATAAGTTGGCATTTAATTTCCTAAGTTAATGATGACCAGCCGAAGCTGGCCATCGCTACCTCCGTATGTTAGATGTGAACAGCAATTCGTGATTCTAGAAACTCTAACTTCTTTGATAACTTTGTTACTAGAGCATCTTTACCCTTTTGCGTTAACTCTGTTATATATTCTCGAAGTTCTTCTGAGTCCTGTTGAAGTACAGAAAGCTGAAAATCAGTCATACACATCTCCTTGTATTTTCATTTAGTTTGAAGGTTAATGAATCAGTCCTGGAAAGGCCTCCTCAACTAGTTTCTTAGTTACGCCTTTAGCCAGCTGCTTTTTTGCCACCATCTTTAATAGAAGTTCGGCATCGTCGGGGTGGACTTGTTCGATCAAACGGATGAATATACTCTCTCGTTTGAAGGCTGGTAAACTGTCGCCTGTGCCACCCTTAATTAAATCATTAAACTTTCTAGTTTGTTTAAGAAGATTGGAAGGAACACTACGTTCCTCTGCTGCTTCAAAGGGAGGTCTTCCAGGCGGAAGATTCCACTCTACCTTTGTGTGATAAGCGCCAACAAGCACATCTTTCAATGCTTGGGTCTCATGTTCTTTTAGAAGGGAAATTTTATCTTCCTTAGTCTTAGCTTTGGAAACCATTTCAATCACTTCATGTACTCGTCTAGTCACGTGGTGTGCCATTATACAAATTCCTCAACACTTTCTAATAACATTCTACATCTCTTGTCAACAAGGTATGGAAATACTTTACCTCTATCACTTACTTCTTGATTGTTATAGTTATATATAATTTCTTTTCTGACAGAATCGGGAGTCTCGGACAGATCTATTAATTTTTTATTACGTAAATAGTTACGATATATTTCTTCGCCCATAGACTTAGGATCGTTTATTAGTTGATCAATTTTATTTTGCCGCAGAGGAGTCTGACGTACACCTTCGACAAATACATTGTCTCCAGATAACACATTAGGTACACCGTCTGAAGTATCTCCTTTTAGGATCAGCTCCATAAGCTGCTTGCGGGGTGTGTCTGTCTTAATGAACTTCTTTTGGACAGGAGAGTATTGAGCAACGTTGTCATACTTTTGCAATTGAGCAAAGTCTTTATCACCAGAGATGATCATTACTTCCTCATGGTTTCCAAACTCTTGTGTTTGTTCTACTAGCACACCAATGACGTCATCAGCTTCACACTCAGCCACATCTACTACCTTGTATGGAAAGTTATCTTTAATCTCTTGCTGGACTAGATTTGTAATCCGAAAGAGTTCTTTCCAATCCATTTTAGATTCTTTACGTGCATCCTTACGCTTATGCTTGTAGGGAGGAAAAGCATCTTTTCTCCAGTTCTTAAAACCATCACAGCAGATTACTATCTCGCCATACTTTGCTTTGTTCTTTACACGATGCATCCTAATACTGTTGAGAATCATATGACGAACCATATCTTCTTCTACTTCCATTTTCATCGCAACCACATTACTAATAGCAATTGCATTATAATCAATCAGAATCATCATTTTTCCTTATATGTTTAGAGTGTATCTTACATCCAATAAACTCATTGTAGTATTCATCGCTCAACAATACATCGTATTGAAATTGAAGCTTGGCTTCATAGTAAGAGCACTCACCCTTAGTTCGACATAAGTATAGCACATCTCTACGATAGTTGTCAACACCTTTTTCCTCCACAAGTTGTTGCACTTCGGTAGAAGAGCCATAGTACTTACGCCAATCGCTTTCTACGCGTGTTCTGACGCGTCTCTTACGTGTTTTAGTTTTAGGTAATATCTTTGGCTTCCAGAAGAACTTCTTGCCAATATACTTCTTGCCTGTATCAATCTCGGTGATCATATATACGAACCCTTGATACTCTTCGGGTGTTTCTTCGAACACCTCATCATTATAATACCACATAGTAAAGTAGGCCCCTTTCGAGGCCTATTTAGTCGTCATCTTCAACGATTGTAAAGTTGGTTGGATATCCACACATTGGACAGTTCTGAGGAAGTTCATCACTCTCAAAAACAATTACTTGTGTTTCTGTATCGCAAGCGACACAATCTGTCCAATATTCTTCTTCCATGTGCTTTATCTCCTACGTACACAAATTGTCATGATTCGTAGTATATAGTCGATGTTAACTTTTAAAAAGTAATTTCACAAGCACCACCTTGACAAGCTACTGCACCCATTGTATCAATCTCTGTGAATCGTTTCTCATCCAACTCATCAACAAAGTCAATAGAATTAATGTTCTGTTGAATCTTTGTCCACTTGTGAAGTAAGAATACATCTTTGAGACAATACTCAGCCTCTTTAAGATCATTCATAAAGTAGTTATCAGCAAACTTATTGAATCGTCGAATCCACTCAGCACGTAGATCAGATACTTCACCTTGATACTCTGGCGGAGTCTGAGCTACCATAGTCGCTTCCCATAAGTCACGGAAGCCTTGCTTACGAGTGTCTACAATCAATCCAGAAGCAAACAATGCTGCTTTACCATACTTGGATACAATTTGTTGTTCGGTTAGAACTTCAGTCATTGGAGCTTGGGCGAAGTCTTTATCACCCGATCCAGCTAGGAAACTAATCCCAGCAAAACTATGACGGTTGTCATACACATAGTCTTCTACCTGTGTCCACTGATGTGGCATTACAGTTACAGTATTAGATACGTTATGACGCGTCTTTGGATTAGCACACAACTCATGATTGGTACCTGCTTCTACCCAATTGTTCTGTACCAATGATACCTTCTCCAACAAGTCTGTTGCATAAAGGTCTTCACGATACAATGAATTCTCGGGTGAGATAACAGGAAAGCCAATACAATAGTCTGTACCGTTAGCTGACCACACCGACTCTTCTACCATGTATGGATTGGTCTTTGCGATCAGCTGTGCTACCTCTGTATCCTTGTTTAACTGTATATGACGTAGATAACGAGGAGAATGCTCACCATGTATACCAGACGCCGTCTGGAGAAGTACGGAAGCGTTTCCAGAAGGCTTAACGCACGTTGTTCTAGCCGCCGCATTAATTCCGATAAGCTTCGCAACGGTTTTATTAACTTGTTTAACAATTTCAGCTCCTTCTCTCTGAACATCAGCATCCAGCAATACGTCTGGGTTGTTCATCCAACCTGTCACAGACACGCCTAACAATGCTTCGCGTTCAAAGATCTTTCTTGATGTTTCTGTTAGATATTTAAAGTCCGTATAGCCAGCCTGCAACGTACCCATAATAGCACCAGCACGACAAGCCTTAAAGAACTCTTCTTTTGATGTACATTTAGAACCATTGATCTCTGTAAGGTTGCACCCCTGCCATCCTGACTCTCCGTCGATCTGTGGGAACATACCAATCTCAACACAAGGGTTAGTTGTGATGTCTTTGTCATCAACAAAGAAGAAACCAGGCTCTCCAAACTCTTTGATAGAGGTCATAATCTCTTTGAAGTCTTCGCGTTTGATTTCATCACGAACAATCACAGCCGAGTTATTAGAACGACCGCGTTGTGGATTGTCGACAAACCAATTACCTGTCTTGGCTATCAACATGTCTTGATCGTCTGCTGAAAACAGACAAATTGTTGCTGAACGACGAACACCACCAGCTAGCACAGCATCTGAAGCATGCATAGCAATATCGTAGATATCAATTGGACGTAGACGCTTCTCACCTTTAAGCACACGAGATTGAATCAAATGCTCAATCTTATCCAATGCTCGACGTAGTGGTTCTGGACCTGGCGCTTTGAACCCACCATTGATCATTGCACCCTTTGGACGTACTTGATTGAGGTCAAAGTAAATCTTGCGACCAGCCATTTCTGGGAACTGTTGATCAGTAGCAAAGTATGATGACATCAATGCACCCAACGCATCTGCCCAACCTTCTACTGAATCTTCTACTACCCAGCCTTTAGCTTGTTTCTTACGATCGTTGATATCTGGCATCTTGTCAGCATGATGGTACTGAACAGAGAAACCTGCTCCAGCACCGCATAGAAGCACGTAAAATAGCTCAGAGAAGAACCTTGGGCGGTCAGCATAGGTAGAGGTACAGTTGTACATTCTCATCATGTGTTTTAGTAACTGATCACCACCAAATTGCAATGCACGCTGTGCACCTAATGCATACTTGAGTTTATATGATGACTCTGCCTCATCAATCAACAATTGTAACTCTGGTGTCATCTTGTCAGCATAGAAGTCACGGTGCATTTCCATTACTCGTGATACGGATTCGTCCCACATCTCATATCGGTTTTTGTCATCATCCCATCTGGAATAGCCTTCGTAGAATTTAGTTTGGGACATAAGATCTCTTGTGTCCCGCTCCCGATTAGTTGGAACTGGTTTTAGCATCGCGCACCTCTTTTGGAATATATGTATGGACGTCTATGGCCGTACACCATAGATGTATTGTTCTTTTGTTTGTTGGTAGGATTATATATCAAATCCCAGAAATGGTAAACGCGGAAAAACCGCGTTTTCAAAAATATATTTTTTTTATTTTTTTATT